GGCGAGAGAAGGCCGTAGCGTTGCGCCGCTTGAGGGCGATCAAGAAGACCCATTGTTAGCCGCCCCCGTAAGTGAAGCCAAAGCCCATGCCGGTGCGGCTGCTTCGGCCTGACTGAGTGCCTTGCATCTGCGACGTTCCCTCTTGACCATAGGAACCGGCCAGCAGTTGCTGGATCAGTTGCTGGACATTTAGGCCGTATGCGTTCTGGTTTTGGCCTTCCGCCATTGCTGCATTCAGAGCCTGCCCGTAACCCGCGCTGTTTAGTCCTGCCAGCGTAGATGCTGCCGTCCGGTCTTGTTCGCCTTCCAGTTCCGCTTCCATGATGCCCCGGCGCTTGTCGCCAAACGCGCCAGCCTTGCCGATGTCGCTTGTCAGTTGATTGCGAGCCTGAAGCCTATTCTGGTTCAGTTGCCCCATCGTCGCATTCGTCACGTCTTGCTGATAGGGATTGGCGAACCGGGCAATGTCCTCCGACCCCACTGGATCGTATTGCATCCCGCGCAGCCGGTTGACTTCGGCGTCGTAAACACCCCGCGCACGATCCGACAGCGCGTTAGTTTGCGTTTGGTTCGTCGTCTGGTTTGTCGATTCACGCGACCGCGTTCCGCTGAGTGACATTGTTAGGTTCTCCTGAATACGCGCCAGCCGGGGGCGTAGCCGTAGCGTTGAAGGGCGCGCGACCAGCCAGGGCGGTCGATTGCGTAGCCGAGAAACAAATCGCACCCTTGAGCCTCACCCCAAGCGCGGGCTTCCGGCTCAATGGACTGCATGAGGTCAATAATGTCGCCACCGGCAAGCCAGAAGCAGAGCGCCTTGCGGCGGGGATATTCGATAATCTCGGTCACACACGCAGACCGCTCGCCGGGCCAGAACTGGTAATCACCCCGCAACAGGCCATCGACCACATCATCCATCGTGTGAGTGCCGTCGCCTTCATCCAGAGCCGCTTCGATCCATCCCTTGCAGCGGGACCAGTCAGCTTGCGGGGTCAAGCGCCTTGGCCAGATCAGATTGTTTGTAGGATCGGTCTGGGAACAAGATCAGTTCACCGTCCTCATGGGCCACAGAAACGACCGTAGGGGCCTCTGGGTCGCCGTAGCTTACCAGCGCCCGGTTTCCATTGACTTGCGCCTCCACGCCCTCCGGAAGCGCACTAATGGCGACCCTCACAGCGCCACCGCCGACAATGCGCCCGCGTTGCTGACGACAACCGACCAGCGTGAGCCGTTCGGGGATGCGAGGATCAGGCGTTCCGCGCCTGCAATCTCCACGTCCTGCGCCTTCTTGCGGTTGGCGGCGTCTTGCGCGTCAAGCGTCGTTCGGAGCCGATCCTGGTCCTCGCGGGAGTATTGAAGCGGTGCGCGAACAAGGCTCATCGTCCAGCCCCCGGCTTTACGTCAAACCGAATGCGGCCCATCTGGAAATCAACGTCCGCATCGCCCGTGTAGATCACCGCGACCTTGCGGGCCGAGAACCGCAGATCGGTCTTTGCCGTAGCCGTTACCGCCGCAACCGTGACCGGCGCGTCCATCGGGTAATCAGCGACCGAGAACGAGACCGCCAGCGAGCCTAGCGTCGCTTCGTCGGGGATGTAGGCGTGAACCTCCATCGTCCGGTCACCCTCGCCAAGTTCAACCGGGCCTGACGTGGCGAACGGTTGGCGCGCATCCTTTAGGTTCCCGGTTTCGTGCGAATAGACATAGCCGTCATTGCCGACCAGTTGCGGGTCAGCCAAGGGCGCACGGTCAACGCCACACAGGCGGGAAAGTGCGCCGATCATCCAAGTGTTTTCGCGGTAGTTGTAGCTGACATAGCGGTCAACCTCGGTTGATCCCGACGACGGATAGTGCCACCAGACTTCGCCCCAGAGCGAGTTGTGCCAGCCGCTCACCTTGGAAATCTGCGTCCGGTTGATGTCCGAAAACACATAGTCTTTCACGTCGCACGGAACGGCCTCGACATAACCGTTGAAGCGCCAGAAATCGTTGACGCCAAACCAGAACACCTGACCCGTAGCCGCCACAACCGGCGAGCCTTTCGAGGCCACCCCGCAGCCGGTTTCGAGCCGTTCGAACGAATAGACCAGCGGCAGGCCCACATAGGTCGCCCGGTGAACGTCAACGTCGGTCCAGATCAAATAGGCGCCCTGAACCCTTCGCCCGCATTGAAGCCCGCCGTTCGTCTGCAGTCGCTTTCCGCCCGCCAGATTGGTCGCGGTCGGCGTCCAGTCCGTGTTGTCCTCCGCGTCGCACCAATCGATCGCGCGAGGGTCATTGTCGGCCCCAAGGGCAAACATGATCCGCTCGTCGGTCACCAGAATGGCGTTAGCCGTAGGAGCGCCGGAAATCGCCGCTGCGTCGGCGGCGGGGTTTAGTTGCCATTCGTAAATGGTCGAACCCATAGTCCCGACAAGGTATTCACCCCAGGTATCGAGCGACCACACCGACGCGGGAATGATGTTGGTCGAGGTCAATCGCGGCGTTCCGTAAAGGCCGTATCCGTAAAGCCCCTCGCCATACCCGCCGCCGATAATCGCGTCTGCACGACCCGCCGTAAAGCCAGACGGCGTGATGTCCGACACCACGCCAGAGCGCGACACGGCATAAAGCCCCGTGTGCGTCCCCACGCCGGTCCAGACCGTGTTGGAGTTAGAAAGCCACGACACAATCGCGCGGGCCTTGCCCGACACTGTTGTCAAGGATCGCTGAACCCAGCCGCCAATCGGCCCCGACGTTCCGCCATGCCAACGCCACAGGTCCGCGCTGTAGAACCGGCCTTTCGACTGGTAGTTTGTCCCTTGCCGGTAAACGCCCGGCGGAACCTCAAGCGCGATCAGGGGCATTACAGCTTGATCACAGCCAGCGCGGCGACGTTGCGGGGACGAGTCTCAGACGTTCCGTAGGAACCCGAGGCGTATGGCGTGACGGTTTCGCCGCCGCCCGAACCCGTCGCGGTTGAACCGGATGAAGTCACATCGCTGGACGACGGCGGCGAGATAAGGTGAGTGTGCGGCTCAAGGTCAGAAGCCTGCGCCGAACCAACGCGGCGCGATGTGTCAATGCCCCGGCTATCGTCCCACCCCCGCAGAAACTCACCACGCGCGTCAGGCACCGTCAGCCGTTTGTTCGCCGCATAGTCAGCAGCCGCGTTTGCGCCACGGGTTGAACCCGCACCCGCCGATGTCAGGATGGGCGAATCCGTCGCGTTCAAGTCCCACAGCACCGCAAACAGCGCCGCCGTGTCGGCATTGGCGCGGGTTGCCCCAGACGATGCGTTGCCGACCGTCCCGCCATTCATCTTTACCCAGCCAGCCGGGGCCGACGAATAAAGGCCAAACTTGATGTCGCCCGTGTGGACGTAGTTTGTCTCAACCGTCGTCACTCGCCCAATCGTCGTGGTTTGCTCAGTCTCTTCGGCGTTCGTCAATGTTGCCAGCGCATCCAGATCGACTTTGATCTTGGCCAGGGCACCGACGTTGAGTTCCGTCCCCCAAACGTCAGCGTCAGCGCCAACCGTGGGGGCAGCGCCGTCATAAGTGATCGATACAGGCATTAGAACGACCTTCCGGAGCGAGCGTTGAGGGTGGACGGATAGGCCGTGCGCTTGTCGTCTTCTTCGATGGCATCCAAGGCCGACGCATAGGCGTCCCGGATCACTTGGCGCTCATCGTCGCGGAAATAGATCAGGGCTTGCGACAGGGCGCCGTAAAGATAGGCGTCCGGATGTTTCCGTAGCAGCCAGTTGGTCGCGCATTGCGCTGACAGGGCCGGGATGCGCTTTCGGTAACGCATCCGCACCGTATATTCCGCATCCGGGACAGGATCAAACACCAGCCGATCCGTGATGGCGTAGCGGGTTGGCTTGCCGGTGCTGAACGCGCTGTCAAACGCCTCAACCGGCACATATTCCAGCGGAACAGCCGGGCTGCCGTCAATGCGAAGGGATTTCACGCCCGCAAAGTCGCACGGCAGCGCCATCTCTTCGGAAGAAATTGTGTAGGTCGCCGATGCGCTCATCTCGCGCACGTCAAGCTCTCGGTTCATCTGGGTTTCAGCCAGGGCGATAAACTCAGCGGCCTTCGTGTCCACACCGGACAAGCCCGTTTTGTTGAGCCAGTCGGCCACGGCGGTCTTGAGATTGGTGTAGCTATCGAGGGCCATTTAGATCGTTCCCTCGCGCGTCTTGAACATCCAGTTTTCGTCAAGCCAGCGCGAAAACGCTTTCTTGCATCCGGGAGTGCCACGCGTCGGATCGGGCAGAATCCCGCGCTTCTTCAGGTCTTCCCAGATCGTCAGAGGCAGCGTGGCCATTTTGGTGCGATGGTCGAACCCGTCGCCCCACTTGTCGCGGCCCGAGGAGAAGTGGGCGCGCTGGAGCTTGTTCAGTTCCAGTATCTCGGTCATGTCCTGCGAGGTCCGAATGGTGGACACGCCGGTCATTTCGTCGGTTTCGATGTGTTGGCTGATCCCGGTCAGGGGATCATAGTCCAGAAGGCGTTCAGACATTCATTGCCCCATGAAAAAGGGGGCAGCCGAAGCCACCCCCTTCTCAGTCGTTAGTCGTCGGTCAATCAGATCAGGTCGCGAACGACCGCGTGAGCCTGCTCGTTGGTCACTTCGAGACCGGCCTCTTCGATCATGTGGAACTTCGCGCTGTCGCCGGTCTTGGCCAGCTCTTCCACAAAGTAGGGACGCAGGACGCGCTTCTTGGCCTGCGACGGATCGATGAGATACGCCAGGTCGGTCGGCATGAAGCGGTTGGGAACCACGTTCAGGTTGCCGAAGTCCGAGACGTAAACGTCAACGGCACCGATGATGGTGGCCGGTTGAGCGCCGTTCACTGCCGAGCGGATTTCCGCGATACCGGCAAACGCCGAGGTCTCTTGCTTCTTGGCCGGGGAGACCATGAGCATCGAGACTTCGCCGCCTGCGTTGTATTGCAGCAGCAGCGCGGCCTTCAGAAGGGTTTCCGACCATGCGCGGTTCGTGCCGTCCGTGCGAGCCGTGACCGGAACGCCGCCAGTGATGGTGTAGGCGGTGCCGGAAGTGCCGTTGGTGTCGTTGGTGAACAGCCAGGTATCGAGCGAGGCGGTCACGCGGGCCGTGGTGGAGTTACCCGCCACAGCGACGTTGGTGCCGGTGAACGACAGTTCCTGGTCGCGCTTGATCTCCTTGCCGCGCTTGGCGGTCTGGTAGGCGATCTCGGACTTGCGGCCCGCCTTTTTCACCCGTTCAGCGGTCCCCGAGATGGTGAACGCCTTCTTGTAGATTTGGGTGTAGTTGACGTAACGAATCGTCGCCACGACGGCCTGGGCGGCGGTGTCGTCGCCTTCGATGGTCGCGTTAGCGGCGGCAGCGGCGAGGCTGTCGGTCTGCCAGTCGAACTGGGTCTGATCACACGAAGCCTTGCCGATATTCGACATGAACGGCGTGTCAGTGGGGCTGATGTTGGAGATAACGTCCGAGAGGTCTTCACGGACGCCGATGAGGTCGTAGCGGTCGAAAGTGTCAGCGGGTTGGGCCATTAGCCTAGCATCCTCAGAATAGCGGCTTCAGCGTCATTGACGGAGCCTGATTGACGGAGACGTTGTTTAGCGCGTTGGAGGTCTTGAGCCTTGGACGGAGCCGCAGAAGCCGCGCCGGGTTTGGCGACCTTCGTTGACTCGACAGCCGAGCGGACCTTGCCGGTTTTGGCTTTGAGGTCGCGATAGGCCATTGCATCCCGAAGGACGCGGACCGCTCTGTGATCGAGAACATCATCCAGTTCCGCATCCGTGAAGCCAATTGAATGGCCGTATTCACGAAGCGCGGCGGTTTCAGCCTTTGCGGTGGCGGGGTCTTTCCATCCGGGCAGGACTGCCAGGAGGGCTTCCGCTTCACGCGACGCGATGGTTTCCCGTTCGCGGGCCTCTTCCATCGACCGTTCAGCATTGAGGCGACCAGTCTCCGATTCCACCGCCCGGCGTTGTTCGGCCCATTGTTGATGCTGAAGCATCTGGGCTGACCATTCGGCGGGGTTGGAGTGACGAAGGGATTGATCGACACGGGGCTGATTAGCCGTGATGATTTTCTCGACGGTTCGGAGCTTGCTCAGATACTCGTCACGCGCCGCCGCAATAGCCGCCATTTCCGCCTTGCTTTGTTCGGCGAGGGCTTGCGTCTTGCGGGTATAGTCCTGCTCTCGGGAGTAGCCTTTCAGGGCTTCCTCAAGCGTCACCTGAACCTCTTCACCGGCAATCTTGACGGTGTGAAGCGCGGGCTGCTCGTCGGCCTTGTCTGGTTCGTCCTGTTCGTCGGACTCGCCTTCGGGATCGGATTGCTCCGGTTCCTCGTCGGCGTCGGAAGCCTCAACGGCCTCCTGCGTCTCGTCAGTCGCGCTGTCGGCAGGGCCTAGCAGACCTTCGATCCGTTCGGCGGCGTCAGCCACCGTCGCACCAGTGGCTTGCGCCGTGCTGGAGTCGTTCATGTTTAGCTCTTGGAGTGCGCCGCTGGCCTAGTGGCCGTCACGGCTGGTGACCTATCGCTTGGCGGGCTTGGCCAGCTTTGCGCGTAGGAAGGCTGCGTCCTCAATGTCCCGCTTCCAGAGCGAGACCAAGGCGTCGATTGCGGCGACTTGAGCGTGTTGCTCGTCGCGTAGGGTAGGGGCCGACCGGGCCGAGTTGCGCCAGTCTGCAATGATCCGCTCTGACATCCGCCGCAGCCCATCCATCACCCCGACGTTGTCGAGGAGGGCTTGCGCGTCAGATGCCCGGTCGAGAACCGCTTGGGTTTGTTCGTCAGTTAGCAACGGCCACCCGGCGAGGCTTGGGGGCTTCCGGGACCACAACAGCCGCGACCGGGCTGTGCAGGGCCTCGTTCGGCACCCGCAGATGGGTCACGGCCTGAGTGCCGACGCGGTTAAAGCGCAACACGCAAAAGCCGTCACAGACCTGGGTGATGACACCTTCGGCCAGAACCTTGTCGCCTATGTTCATCCGGCTATCCCGCCCTGATCCGGGCCGTTGATTGAATACGACTGCGAAGCGTTCATGCGGTTGGCCTCGCTTTTCAGGGCAAACTCCATCTGCATTTCCTCGCGCTTCAGCGTCAGTTCGGCCTCGGCAAGATCACGCTTGAAGGCCAAATCGGCGGCTTGTTCTTCGCGGCGCTGTTCCATTTCTAGCGCGTGTTTCTCGCGAGCCAGTTGGAGGTCAGCCGCCGCCTTTTGCTCGTCACGCTGCGCTTGAGCCTGCATCTTGGCCGCTTCCAGCTCGATCCGCGCCTTGGCCTCTTCGACCTTCGGATCAACCGGCGGCTCATCTTGTGCCATCTGCGCCATTCGCTCTTGCGTTTGCTCGCCGTCTGGGTCCGTGAAGAACGCGCTTGGGTCTTTGAAGCCGCCCGCTTCCAGCATCTTGGAGAGCGTCGTGTGATATTGCTTCATCGTCACCAGCGGGTTGTTCGGCCCCGCCGTGGTCAGGATTTGCTCTTGCTTAGCCGCAACCATAGTCAGCAGGGCCATCTTCTCAGCGTTCGTCCCGCCACCCAGCGCCACGTTCGGCACCACGTCCATGTTGGCCCGCCATGAGCGCGGATCGACCGGCACCCACTGGTTACGCAGCTTGACCATGCGCTGCTGCCGTTGGTTCTGAACCGTCAGTTTCAGCAAGCCACGGAACAGGCGACGGACGCCCGACGCCATCACCCGCGCGATAAGCTCAATGCGTTCCTGCGACCGGCTAAACTGCCCGTTGGCAGCCGTGGCCGTCGTGTTCTGCAACGCTTGAGCGTCCAGGCCCATCGAGACCTTCGACATACCCGTCCGGCCCTCGCGAAGCTCGTCCATGTAG